AGCATCAGCAGCAGCCGGCTTCAGCGGGAGCGGCGGAAGATCGATCACCTCCACCTCCGGTTCAACGCCCCATTCCAGCAACTGGGCGTCCTCGGCGTCCTTGTCATGGACCACACGGAAAGCCCCGTCAGGCGAATAGAGCGCCTTCGGATATTCATTCGGATAGCTCACAGATCATCTCCTGTGATGTCGATCGGCAGAACGGGCCGCGTTGACGGGCGGCCTTCATCGATCATGGGTTGGCGAGAGAATTTCACATCAGTCTGAGCCATCCCCCACTCCGGCCCGAGATCTGCCTCATCAGCCGCCGAATAGACCTTGCGGGCCTGCCCGGTACGGGCGTGGTAAAGCAGTTTCGGGTATTCCTGGGGGATGGAAGGGAGCGCCGGTCGGCGCCCCACTCTCTTGCTCGGCAGCGACATGGCTTACGGACGGTCTGCGACAACCACGCCCCATTCCGGGCGCACGTACTTGAAGCCGTAGATCACATCCAGGCGGGTACCGAGCTGATCGGTGCCGATCTGGTAGGCCGTAACCATGCGCATCGAGATGCCGTCATACTGGCGACGTGCGGCCTCATGCACACCCTTCGGGATGACGAGGTCGGCGGTTGCCAGCGTGATTGCTTCCGGAGCATAGGCGAGGTTCTTCGCATAGACTTCGCCCGGCAGGTTCACGAGGCGGACGGCGGCGGCGTTGGCAGGCGAGACGTCAACGGTCTGGTACTGGACCGCAGAGCCACCGGCAGACGGGACGAGCGCCGGATAGATCGGGATCGATGTCGCACCCGAGGCGACATTTGCCGTGACCACGAACTGACGCAGCTTGGCATTCGTCTTCTTCGTCACGCGGTTGACCGAGTTGACGCCATCGATGGTGATGATGTCGCCCTGGTTCAGCGTGCCGGTGATGGCATTGACGACCAGGGTGTTGCCGGTCTGGTTGGCGCCGTTCACCGTGCCGGCCGTAAACGAGCCGGTGGTGTGGTTGATGACCGTCTGGTCCATGAAGAAATCGAAGGAGAGAGCGTTCTTCATGGTGCCGGTGCGGTACTGTTCGGAGACCGCCTGGGAGGGATTGAACAGACCGGACAGGGTGCCGACGAGGTTTGCTTCCGTCTGCGGGCTCTGCACGACCTTACGGCCGGGAGAGGTCGGGGCGGAGTTCTGCTCAAGCAGTGCCTTGGCATTGAGGACAGTCGTGGAGGTGGGAGAGATGATGTTGCCAGAACCATCCGTTGCAGAGACGAAGTTGCAGATACCCGCTTCCGCGCCGGTCATGACGTCGGCAGCGATATCGCCGGCCAGGTTGTTCATCATCGGCATAAGGATGCGTTCTGCGTAATCGTCCAACTTCAGGGTACGTTCGGCGGTCGAGAACGACACGTCGACACCGGACTGGTTCTGAAGCGCCAGCGATGTGAACTTTTCGCTGGTGTCCTGCGAGGAAAAGGCGGCGCCATGACGGACAACGAAGTCGTTCGGCAGGCGGATGCGCAGCGTATCGCCGATCTTGGCGCCATCGACGGCGAACTGATCGTCATACTGCGTGTTGAGGTTCTGGATGAACATGTTGCTGTTCTTGAAGAGAGAAACAGCGGCCTTGGTGATCATGTCGATCGTGAGGATTGCGTTTGCCATAAGTCGGGCTCCTTGGAACGCCTGTGGCGCTCATGGGTTTGGGGTCCCGCAGTCCTTTCACTGCGAGGTGAGTGCGGAGCCCGGAGCCGCGGTGTTGATGCTGGGCGGAGCCCGGTTTTACGTCCCGGTAGACTGGAGCCCGAGGTTGTCCCTCTCGGTAGGGCATGCACTGTGGAGGCGCCCGTGAGCGCCCCAATTGTCAGAGCGGCGCGTCAACCTTCGGCTTCAGGAATAGTGCTTCGGCTTCGGTTATTGGTAACTTCCCGCCTGCCTTCATCCACTGCGACCGCCATTCAACGAGATATCTTTCGGGGACAACGACAGGAGGCATTTCTGGGAATGTGGTCGCCCACTTCACAAGGAGTATCGCACTCTGCCGCCGTCATTCCGTAGAGAAGCATGATATCCACCTTCCTCAGCGACGGCGTGCAGCCAAGTTCTTGAGGAACTGCGGTGCGAAATCGTCCATCGGAGTATTCGGGTCATCAAGGCGGCTTCCGGGTCGCGCTGCGCCATTCACAGGCTCGACAGGTGCCGGGACCTGGGAAACCTTCTTGGTGACCGGTTTGGAGAGTTTTTCGGAAAGCTTAGTGATCGCAAGAGCCATCTTCACCGGATTGAGCGACAGGATGCGCTCGGCTTCCTCCGGATCGTCGGCAAGTGCTGCGATGACCTTGTGACCGTCCGTGACGACATCCGCGTCCGTGACGATCTTCATGAATTCGGGGACAGCCTCGCCACCGATATCGGCAATGAGATTGCATTTCTGCGTGAAGGAGTCCCGGTCGTATTCCGCTTCACCGGCCGCAATGACGCTGTTGACCTTGGCCGTGAACTCACGCTGGGCGACAAGGCGCTCGGCGGCCTTCTCGACATCGGTCTCCGGCTGTTGCTGCGCTGGCTGCTGGCGGGGCTTGGGAGGCGTTTCTTCCTCGGTCTGTGTGGTCTTGGTCTCGCCGCGCTCGATAGCATCCAGGCGAGCCTGGAGATCCTCTGCGCGCCGTTCGGCCTCGCGGGCCTTGCGGGTCAGTTCGCCGAAGCGCTTCTCGTAGAACGGCTTCTGCTTGTTTTTGTCGGGTTGCTCTTCGGTGTCGGCTTTTGCTTTTGATTCAGGCTGCTCTTCGCCGCCTTCGCCTTCGTTGCCTTCACCGTTGTCGTTATTGAGTTCGTCATCGTTGTTCAGCTCCGGTGCTGTTTCATTACCCGGAATTTCCGCAGTTGTGCCTTCCGGCGCGGCCTGCGTGCCGCCCAGTTCGTTTTCGATAACCATGTTTCACCATGTCAGGAGCCCGGTGATGCGCGCCGGTACGAGCCGCGGGTTACCCTCCGCGTAGGGAACTGATATTCAGCGCTACGCCGAAGAAAAGTGGCCGATAATCCGGCTCGTAGAAGGTCTTCACGGCCTGATCTATCGGTAGAAAATCAGAGATTGCCTCAAACTCAGCGCGAGAGGCTTTGCAACTTGAGCGGCCGCACTTCCTTGCATCCAAAGCACGTTCGATGAGACGATCACGAAGCATCCAGCGCGGGACAATCTGCGGAACCTTCATCTGCAATCCTTCGGCAGATCCATACAATGCGGCCAGCGCTCTGCGTCATAGGCGAGCGCCTGAATGGCGTCCATGCCGTCAAGAACCGGCTCCGGGGGCTCATGACCGCCCAGACCGAAGCTATAGAGGTTTTTCATCCCCACCATTTGATTGTGCGCTGCGATAGCGGCTCTTTCTCTGGCGGCGCGGCCAAGAGCTTTCGCATACCGGACCCGCGCGCGATGCGCAGAAATATGGAAAAGACCGGCGAACATCACTTCGATGCCTTTCCGCAAAGGCCGGCGAGCTTCTGCGCCTGCTCCTTCGCGAGCTTGCCTACGTCCCGCATGAGACCTTTGTCTTTCTTCAACTCCTCGGCGCGCATCAGCGTTTCCATGGCGTTCCGAGTCTTCCACGTCTTATCTTCCTCTGCATAGGAAGGGACCTGTGGCTTGCTGGACTTGGTCGAGGTCTTTGCCGCCATCTTCACCGGAGCCTTTGCGGGACCGGCTGCCTTGGCGACCGGTGCCATCGATCCTGATTTCTTCATGCCACCTTCTCCAATTTGCGAAGAGACGCCCTCAGCCGGAGAATGTTGCGGCTGCGATGATAGCGTTCGGTGACCGCCATTCTCACAGCGTCAGGATTAACCATCGGGTCATCGCGGATCTCCAGATAGTGGTCGTAAACCTCTTGGAGCTTATCAACCTCTTTGCTGAGTTCGCGGGAAAGAACATCGATTGCGAGCGCATGATGATGCACACAGTCAACGTTCAGGTCATTCTCGTATGCTTCGAGATGATCCTTCATCTCGTCTTCAATCGGCGTGTGAGACGCCACTATCTGGAAATGTCGGTCGAACAACTCCACCGCTGCTTGACCGTTCATTGAAGCCTCCCGAGGGTCAGCATCGGCTTGCCGCGCGAGGCACGCATCTTAAACGCTACGATGGCGTCATAGATCTGCTCCTTCTCGCGCTCGTCACGGCCAGGTTCGGCCAGCAAAGCCGACAGCGCGTCGATCGCGACATTGACGTGATCCTTCCAGCACTGGCGGATGAAACGCCGCTGCGTGCCTGCCTTCTGACGGAACTGCTCGGAGCGGTTCATCTCGTAAAAGGCGCCGGCAATTCCTTCAGCCGTCTTGCGAATGAGTTCCGGGACTTCGCCGGCTCGGATATTAAGTTGCATCACTGCATCCCTTGTGGCGCCATCTCCGGCGCTGGTTGCCCCATATCGGGCTGTGGAATGGCTTCAGGCATCGGCGGCTGTTGCATACCGCCCTGATCGCCTTCGCCCTCTGGCGTGCCTCCCACGAGCATCTGCATGATGACCTGATGCACGATGGGCTGTATCTGCTCCGGCGTGACGGCCGGGCCGGAGTTGCCAAGGGCCTGCAGACGCTTCGAGGTCGCGTCATAGCCCTTGATGTTGATCTCCTGCTCCTTGTCGTCGAGCTTTTTCTGGAGCTGAACAATGGCGTCCTGAGCCTGCTTGAGCTGCTGATTGACCTGCTCGACCTCGGGAGACGGTCCCTCGCCGCGAATGGACGGAGGAATGGTGCGCTCCCAGCGCTCGGCAAGTTCGTCGGCCATCGGGAAGTCGGCAGACCTCCAAAGCAGATCGCCGCCGATCTTCATGAAGTCCTGGTTCTGCGCCGCAATCTGCGTCATGGCGTTGAAGCCTTCCTGACGGCGGGTCGCATAGCCTGGGCCGACATCGCTCTCGACCTCGTATGTCCCGACATTCGGGTTGAAGATCGCAGCGACCGCCTGCTTGGTATCGTCCTGTCCGTTGTCCTGAGGCGGCGGAGCCTTCTGATACCCTTGCGGGGCATCCGGCTTGATCTGGATCTGGCTTTCCGTCCCATCCTTGGCGAGGATGCGGATGACGCGCTCGGTATCGTAGACCTTCGGCACCAGATCGATCAGGATCTTGCCGGTGAAGCGGATGGCCACAGCCAGATTGTCGATGAAATGATAGGTGGCGTTGTCGCCCTGCCGCTGGCGCTCGTTGATAGCCTTGCCCGACGTGGCGTTTTCGTTCTGCCCGAACTGCGACTGATACTGGCCCGAGGCCATCATCATCTGGTTTTCGCAGATCTGCATGCCCTGGACATAGGCGGCGGCCATCTGCGGCGGCTGAACGCGCGTTGGCGGGGGGATTACCTTCCCCTCCTCGCCAAGCGCATTATAGGTGAGCACCGCCGCTGTCTTGACGTTGGCGGCCGCCCATTCCGCTTCGCGACCTTCAATAGATTCGGCGGCTGCGATATATGGGGATTGCGTCTGGAACGCGACCTGGGCCGTCGCCTCCGACGTCCAGTAATTGTACATCCGGTTCGGATCTTTCATCGCGCGGGTATGGCCCTTGCGGTCCATCTTTCCCTCGATGATCGTCTCCTCGCCGATAACGCGGACGATCGGAACATACTTGCCCAGCCACCGGCGCCGGTCGATGATCTTGTTGCCGGCGATCTTGTACCAGGTGATCTCGTCCGTAACGATATCGCGGGTCTGGGTGTTCTCCTTGTCGCCCTTGACGAGTTCGTAGATAGCCTTTTCATCCGCAGTCATCTGCGACATGCGCGCGATGATCTGCTTGCCGGCTTCCTGATACGGAGGAGGAACGATGAAACTGCAGAGCTTGTCCTTCTTGCGATCGCGCCGGTAGTATTCGGCTACGCGGACATGCTCCTTCGTCAGCCAGCCGTCGGCCGCAGCATTGCCAAGCGGAGAACCGCCGACATCCTGCTTGTGATCGGGATATTCCGCATCGAAGACCTTCTTCGGAACATCCTCGAAGACGAAGCCGAAGCGCGCATCCGAACCGTCAGGCTCGTTGATGTCAGGGTCGAGATAGACCGAGAGCATGTCCTTGACCGGGCGAAGGAATATCTCCTGATCGAAACTGTCATCGCTCACATAGTCGGTGACGATGCGCCAATAGCCGATCCCGCCCTGCACCTGAAACACCGTGGCTCGGTCATAGACGGTCTCTGCGTTCGATTGGTACTCGATGTGGCGGACGATGCCCTCGAACACCTGAGCGGCGTCGTAGGTGGCCTCTCCGCCCACCGGACGGATATTCACGCCCGGCTTGTTTTGCTTCGCATCGTTGATGATCTGCAGGTTATGCTGACGGGTCTTGTTGATCGTCAGGCACGGCTTCTGGTTATCGATGCGGCCTGACCTGACCGCGTCATCCCACTGCCAGTTGTTGTCGCTGTCGCCATTGGCGAACTTCACGTCATTGATGAACCGCGGCTGGAACTCGGACTCCCAGTCCTCGCAACGCTTGAAGTCTTCCTTCGCTTCCTTGATGATCTTCTCATCGTCGGAGAGCTTGCCGTCTTCAGCCATTTGCGAATTAACCCATCCAAGAGGTGCCGCTATTGCGAAGCGGCTGATTGCTTGATCTCGCCGACCGAGGCTTGGCCGGTTCACGAACGCGCATCGGCCAGAAGGCCATTACGATCGCATCCGCGAGGTTCGGCGATCTCGTCCCCTCTGGGGACTTGTCGACCACCAGTTTGAGTTTCGAGCCCTTGCTTGCCGTCGCCTGGCTCAATTCCTTTTCCACCTGCCGAAGGTGAGGAATGCGACTGTCGATGCTGATCAGGGCGTCAGGGTCAAAGGTCGATTCCTCGTCCATCATCGCCTGATAGGTGCGCCAGAAGCGGAGCCTGAGCTCCCACCAGGCCTGAGCCTTCAGGTTGGCGTAGAAATCCTTGTTGAGCGGGCTGTCCTTGTCGCCCTCGATCACACGGGCGTCGGGGCTTTGGACCTCGGAACCCGCGTTCCACGGGATAAACCGCAGATCCTTCGGCATCAGGTGATCTTCGGAAAGCCGGTTCGTCTCAGCCTTCACGCCAGATCCGACGCCGATGCAGTCATATTGGACATGCATGGCACCATGGGCCTCACAATGGCCCACAGCGCGCCTTGCGGTCTCTCCAGTGTCCAGTGCCGCCCACTCGTCTACGAAGCGCAGGATGACGCCCTGACGCTTGGCGAGGGCATTCCTATCCCCGCCGCCGTCAGAAACATCGAGCGCTGCGCCCCATGGCCCTTCTTCATCAAGCCCGAGTTCGATATGGGCGTCTATTGCGGCCTTGACCCATTCCGCCGGGATGATCACACCATCGACCGAAGCCGAATAGTTGCGATCGACCTCCTGTGCGAAGATATGGAGAAGGCCCTCGCCTTCCGCCTTGGTGCGGCGCTGGTCGTACCATTCCTTGCTCTTGCCTGGATGATCACGCCAGTCCATGACGAAGACGTTCACCGTGTCCTGGTGAACCTCCCCGGCCGGCACCCAGTCGATACCGCTCTCGCGACGGCGATGGAAAACATTTCCAAGTCCATTGACGGACGAAATGTCGATCTGAACGCGAGTGTTATCAGCCAGAGCAGCTTCAATCTTCTCTGGCCTCTCGTAGTGGGCGCTTTCATCCTTGAAATAGATGAGCTTGCGGCCGCCGCGCCCGATGTTGTCGCCGGCCTCCCCTGTGATCGTCGCCCCGTTCTCCGGATTGACGAAGCGCATGAAGGTCATGTGCTGGTCGAGAACAAACCCCGACGGCAGGAAGCCTTGAGGAAGCCCGCGGATGATGATCCGTATCTTCTCGAAGATGCTATCTGTGTTGCCGAGCTGATCGACTAGCTGCTCCTTGCGAGAGCCCCAACCAACGGCAGCACCGGGCCAGAACAACCACAGCCATACAGAGAATGCACCACAGACCCATGTCGCGCCCATGTCACGGCATTTCTCGACGAGTCCAGAACCTTCACCCTGCACACAAGCAAGGAGGAACTGCACGAGCTCTTCCTGCCGCTCGAACAGTACCAGAGGCATCTTAGCCATCTGTTTTGTGCCGGCGAGACGAGGATCGTATGTGTCGCACCAATGATTGATGAACTCGACAGGCCGGCTGCGATAATAGGCCTTGGCGTCCTTGATCAGTTGCGGGTTCAGTTCGAAACGGGCGATCTGTGTCCTTCGCCATGCGAGAACACTGACATAATCAGGGGGCCAGTTCTCCTTCGCCGCCGTCGATGGCGCCGGAATACGCTTCTGCGTCTCCCTCCGCATCCGTTCGGCCTTCACCATCGCCAGCGCTTCCGTGAAGCTTGCCGATTGCTGCCTCAAGGGCTGCGAGTTCATCACTGGTCATCGCCTTCAGTTTTTCAGGGTCGAGGATGAGCGTGTGAGACTGGATAGGGCCGCCATTGGCCCCTGTGTGCTCATTGACCACACGGTCGCCGTACTTCTTCGGCGCCATCTTGCTCATCAACCATTTGCGGGTGTCGATCTGCAGCCGTGCCTTCTGGACAGTTTCTGCAGACGCTTCATCGGCAATGTCGGCCAGTTCCTCGGCCCACGCGACCGTACGCTCGCGCTGAGCCTTCTCGTATTGGTTCCGGAATATTTCGTGTTCACCTAGCCAACGGAACACAGTCGTTCTGCCCGGCATACCATCATCCGCGCATATCGAACGCAGAGACCTGCCCGATGAAACCTCTGAACAGATCAGCGTTGCCACTGCGTCAGTGTATTCGGTAGGGCGCCCTACCGGCTTTGCCGCTTTTACGGGCCGGGCTTTCTTGATTGCCACAATCAAACAGCTTTCTGCCGCTTGCGATATTCGCGCATGTATTCTGCTCGGGATTGCTTCGATGCCGGACCGGTGGAGATGGCTTCTATCCTTGCCACGCGAGCCTCAAGATCGGCTATGCGTTGCTGATCAGACGTAACAGTTACGGTGTTACGCGGCTTTGGCTGTGTAACAGTTACAGATGTTACGCGTGGCGGCTCTACCTTTTGAGGGGAAGGAGCCGCCGCTTGCGTTCTGATCATGGTTCTGGTGAGCCTTAAGCGCTGACGACGCCGAGCTGATCGGACTTCCAAGCGCCGACAGAAACGACGACAAAGCGGCAGCGCTTGGCGTTGGTGAGCGTGACGCCCGTTGCGCCTGCAGTGCCGTCGATCGTGTCCGAGCCTGTGGCATAGACCTTGATGGCGTTGGCGCCGTCATTGTAGACCGTCACAGCGCCCCCTACGCCGACGACAGTGTCATCGGGCAGCAGGACGCCTGTGGACGCCGCGGCGGTCGCCACGACGTTCAGGGCCTTGGTGAGAGGCAGAGCCGTTGCCTGGTTGGTCCCGGCTGCCGTGAGGCCTGTTGCGACGGACACCTGCATCGGGAATGCCGTGGTGCCGTTGAAGGCGTTGTTGACCTGATCACGGAAGGAATTGAGATCCGTTCCATTGAACAGGCGGAAACCGGACTGGAACGCCCGGGTGATGATGTTCGCCATGTCTGCGGCTCCTTAGTAGACCACAGCGACGGGGCCGACGCCTGCGGTGTATGTGGTTGGAGGCGTGATGGCGGCGGAGGTACCGAAGGTGCCGGTGGCCGAACCGGTGAGCAGCGGCGAGGTTGGGCTGTTGAAGGTGGCGAGGCGCGCGGTGGTGCCGTTCAACTGGACCACGATGAAGTAATTGCCCGGATTGGCCAGATACTGGCTGGTGAACGGGATCTGCTGCCAGGTGCCGGCTGTGCCGACCGTGACGCCTGCAAGGGCTGTCGTGGCAACGATAGCGCCGGTGAAGTCGTGAAGCTCATAGATGAACTTGTCCGTACCGCCGGTGGCGCCGATGAGGGCAGCAATGCCAGTGAGGAGCGTAGGACCTGCACCGGTGGCGCCGATCGAGACGCTGGCATAGTAGCGCGTGCCTGCGACAGGCGTGGTGCTCAGGCTGTTCGACAGGAACGACATGGCGGCCGCAAGCTGGATCAGCGACATGGCCGAGCTCTGCGGGTTCTGCCCGTTGGCAAGCTGCGTGTCGATCGGAAGGCGCTCATTGCCCGTGATGCCCGCAAGCAGCGGCAGGCCGTTGGTGAGATAGCCAGACATTATCATTTCCTTTCGAGAAAGACGCCGTCCGGCGTCTGGTTGGGCCACACGGCCAAAGAGGGGATTTCAGTGGTGGAACGCCACATAGAAGCCAGATGCGATCAGCACGAGGACGAGCCCCAGGATCAGCAGACGTTCGGCGTTGGGTGTCATCAGAGATATGTCCAGCACTCAGGGCATGGCGGCTGATAATGCCCGCAGGCCGTCAGCACGGAGGCGCCGGCAATAGCGAAGAACACGAGCGCGATGCAGAAGGCCGCGCATTTGATCGTCTTTACGATCTCCTGCCAGCGGATGCGGTCGAGTTCGTTCATGCTGCTGCCATCGCGCCTTTGGCGACCAGGGCCTTGAGCTTTTCAGCCTTACGGACCCGCTTGGCTTCAGCAAGACGCATTCGGTCGCGGATGACGCGCTTCTCTTCCATGGTAGCCCTGCGAGGCGCTGGTGGGATATATGGAGACGACAGATCGAGAGAGCCGCGCCGGACAAGCTTAGGAGCACCCCGAGACAGGCCAAAATCAGTAAAGGTCGTCAGAGCTGCAGCCATGGCCGCAACAGCCAATCGTCTCATCACGTTCTCCTGAACTGCTGTATGGTGTTGATGGAAGGCTCGGGAAGGCCAAGCCTAGCTTGACTAACCGCCATGTTTGTCCTCGACAGGCGATCCGCTGTGACCAGAGCGGGCAACTTAATCCCGTTATAGTCCGAGGTGCTGGGTCACGTCCTTCCGTGATGCTTCCCGATCTCGTTACCATGGATGCTAACTAGCTTACCATGGATGGTAAGGGTAACCGGGAAGGCCAAGGATCATTTTGCCCTATCGAGCAGCCCTTCCTTCGCAGATCGGCGGGTCGCACCGCCTTCCCGATCTCGTGCCTTGCGGCGAATGGACTTTGGAGAGCGGCAGGGCTTGGCGCTGCCCTTTATCGTGCCGGCGTTCGCCCACTTTGGCTGGCCGCTCTTCCAAACTATGCGGCTTGGCGCGATTTCTCGCGTTCACGCCGTTGTTCATTACGCCACTTTGCCCATGAGAATGTCTCCTCGCGGTACTTCTCTGTCTGGGCGATGCGATCGGCGATCATGTCTTGATCGTGCCAGTGGCGCGGTGCTGCGATGTTGATGGATTTATGCATCGTTTCTGCGGGTTTCTGCAACACCTCTTTTTGCAGCTTTCGTATATCCTTCAATGTGTTGCGAAGGAAAATTGAAGAAATACATGCAATGGCCGCGTTCTTCCGCCTCGTGCCGGTGTTCCGATGAACCTTCATGACCACATGGCACCACCGGGAAAAGCTCGCCTTGACCATGATGATTTCGCCGTCGATGAGCTTCGGGGCTCGAAGCGTTCCGGCTTCACTCATTGCCCATGCCCACAATGCCTTGCGATATTCATCCTTCGGCACGAAGGCCATCAGTTCGTTGCAGAGTTCCCATTTGGAAACATCCGATGTCTTGAGGCGCGTGGTGCGGCTGGATAGAAAGTCGGCGCGCTCCTCGGCGTATCTTTCCGCTCCCCATCCGCTGACATCCGCTTTCGTGTGATAATACGGGATGGCCTGAGCCTTCAGGTTGGCTTGCCTTTCCCCACTCGATGGCAACCTTCTATCGACATTGGCCGCTGCAATGAAAAGCTCTTCGATCTGTTCGTGCGTCATCACGCTTCCATCTCCAGTTGCCCGTATCGCTTCCGTAATTCTCTATACACCAGTCCGGCCAGTGCGTCCCTTTGCTTCACCAATCCGCGAAGCTCGTGCGAGACGCTTTGAAGGTATCCGAGAGGCAGAGCATCCCATGTTTCGAGCCAGAAACTGGCGTCTCGCTCGATCTCGTCCTTGAACTTCAACACGAGATCGCTCGTCATCCAAAGGCAGTCCCGGTCGACCAGGCCGCGGTTGTTTTCCGTCTCCGCCAGCGTCATCAGAACCAGACGGGCATGTTCCTCGCCATAGTTGTCTATGAGCGCCCTTATGGTGTTGACAGCACGCGTCTGCCCAAGGCGAGGATAGGCTGAGCCCTCGATGGCTTCCAGGCCGACTTCCGTGCACAGGGACTGAACGCGGGCGTCGATCATGATTCCTCCCGCAAAAGCCAGTGAAGCCGTGACTGCGCTTCGCTCTGCTGGATCCGACGCTGATGCGCGGCCATGCGATCTTGATACATTTCCAGCTTCCGAACGCCGGAAACAGATACGAGGCTAGCAACGCCCTGGCTGATGATCGACTGCTGCGCATAAAGCCTCTGGCGGCGCTGGTCCTCTTTCTCTTGATCCGACATTTCGCCGGTGAGGATCTTACGGAGATTAGCAATCTCGGTCAGGCGCCATGAACCGTTTGGCGAGGCCGAGCTGATGCCTTCGCTCGCGTAGCCGACCGGAACCGCATAATTCATTGTCGCATCGCCCAAGCCGACAGGCAGCTTGGCCACAACCTCTTTTGCCACCTTCGGGCCGGCGATAGCAGCGCCGCCGATTATGCCGAGAAACCCGCGCCTCTTCATGCCACCCTCACTCTTTTTTCCAGTGGACGGTAAGCCCTGAGCGCATGATGCCGACAATAGATCTCGCCACCAGTTGCCTCGGCGCAAAAGAGGTGCGGCCCTCCATTATTGAGAACCCACCGGCAATCGCCAGCCTCCAGATCCATCAACTCCTTGGCCGTAGCCAGCCTCTCCTCGTCGCTGAGCGGGATCTGTAGCCATTTGGAGGTACCGTCCTTGAATGCCTCTACTTCGCGCTCACAGGCTTCCTGACGGGCTTTGTGGATGTTCTGGATATTGACGCGGCGGTTACGTGGCTTTGCTTCGTTCGGTGGCTTAGGCTCGCGCGGCTTGCGCTCGGCTGGTGCAATGCCTTTGAAGCGCGCATATACCGGAGCCTTCTGGCGAACCTCGAATAGCGACCGGTTCCGGTTGATGTGGCCAGCTACAGCGCTAC